CTCATACCACCCAAAACCTGATCGTGTCTCCTAGGGCATCCTACGAAGCCTAGTGAGCAGTGTAGCCTCGTAGGGATACCTTAGATCGACTGGGGGGTAGTAGAAGGCTTGGGGTGGGACAGCTACAGTTACCCGAGGGGATAGGAATTGGCGCTATAGGGTAGCAGAGGGGGACTAGGGGGTAGCCGGTGGCCGTATAGTGTACGAGTACCCTAGGGGGGAAGGCTGGATGTGGGTATGGACGTATGGGGCTTTAAATGGCTGAAGTGAAATTTGGGGCCCCCTAGTGCCCCCTAGTTCTCCCTAGTTCCCCCATGGTCCCCTCTAATGCCCCCAATTCTCTGTAATGTCCACTATAAGCCCCCTAATTCCTTATAATGTCCCACAAACGCAGGATTAAGAAACAATTAAGTGACTACAAGGGGAACGTGAGTGGAAGGGAGGGGGAAGCTTTAGCGGGCTCCGTAGTTCCTTTGACCCGACTCAGTATAGCCAGTAATAGGGGTCGTAAGATAATCGTAAATTACTTTCGGAAAAGAAGCCGTCCAACCTTCAGTATAAGTATTGAAACACAAACCCGTACTTGCACAACGACGGCTAGCATCTACTGTATACTCTACGTTATCTGTTTGAACAGAAGCAGAATCACTTAAAAGGCTTACAGGAGTAGCTGCATCCATAAGAGCTGCTGTGTTGTAATCAGTAGACGCTTGATGCCAACGGTTAGAGCCATTGTTATCGTAGATGCCAGAGATATTCCCTGTTATATTTCCACTCTGATCCCACCAATAGTACTCAAGAGCATCAGAATAGATTGCACCTTTGATGTCAACAGCAATTGCTCCACCGGCTGCGTTTGTATACATATTCCAGCCACCAGTAAAGCTGGGGCGATAAGCCCGCAAAGTAAGTAGATTTGAACCCGAAGTTACAGCAGAAATCGCAGCATTACCTGCACCATTATGACGAATGACGTTGCGAATAAGATTAAGAATAATACTACCATCGACAGTGGTAGCTGCAATTCCGTCGCAACCGGTAGCACCACCACTAAGGTTTCGACAAGAAATCTCGTGCCCCAGTATAGTCAAGTCTCCACCAGAAGACTGACTAACCTGACCCTTAGCTGCACCACCGCCCCAAGTAGACAAATCAGTGACGTAAGCACCTTTTCCAATTAGAATCATACTTGAGCGCGGGCCTGATCCACTAGCTACAGAAGTAGGAGCAATAGGAGCACCAGCGCCATTGGTATATTTGAAGCCTACGCCTCCACCATTAATAGACATGACTCCACCACGACCTAGAGTTCCACCATGAGTTGTAATGATATTATTGTTGAAGGCTGAATTCGTTGTAACATTAAGAACACCATCTGCATATACGTTGAGGGTCTTAACACATCCCTCTTGATGCTGTGAGATAACATCATCGATAACGCGTCGAACTTGAAAATTAGCTACACCCAAGCAACCGTAAGATGCAGCACTGACAGCAATAAATAAACCATTTCGGTCATCACCGCCACCAAGAGAAGCGCCGGCAATATCACCAACTGTACGACCATCGGCATGGATAACAACTTCAGTAGAAGTGTCTTCTACGTCAAGAATTGTAACAATGCGTCCCGCGTATCGAGGAGGCGTCGTTGTCAACGCAATTCCAGCTTCGGTAGGAGACGAGCAGATTCCAACAAGACAGCCGGTTCCAGTAAACCTTTGGGCTAGATCACAAGGATCTAGGTTGTCGAGAGAGCAAAGCCCTGTATTAGCTCCAGTACCACCTGTAGTAAGTGAAGGAGCCTGTGTGCCGACAGTAAAAGAGCATCCGATACCCGAAGTTGAACCCGTTGTAATGATTTTGCCGGCAATAAGTGGATTTCCAGTTAGAGTTTCTGCAACAAAAACTCCGTTTGCGACATCGATATCCAAAAGCCGTGAAGTAGAAGCACCGGCGTCATAAGTAACCGACTCACCAATGACGCAAGTTTCAGTGGTCGGAAAGGGAAAAGTCTGTTGAGAGATATACATCGGACGATTTCGCCGTCCGTTCTTGACAGTAAACCAAGTACCAAACGTAGCAAGAGACTTCCATTTAGCTAAGGTTTTGAAAGGGGCTTCAAACGTGCCAGCATTAGCATCATTGCCCGAATAGGGATCGATCCAAAATCGCGTCCAAGAAATAGTAGGGTCTAAGCCTTCAAATTTCTTAAGTGTCGACATATACTCAACAGTTTGCCACGTCATATTCGTGCCAATAAGACCTTGACTATCAGAAGGAGCGCTTGCAAAATTAGAGCAAGTAATCCTAGCGGTACTCTGAACGCTAGCATTAATTGTATTAACTACGAATCGGACGCTACTCTTATCAGGCGTAAACGGACCGAAGCGCGTACTCGTACTAAAAGCGTTGATCTGGGTACTAGCAATGACTTCGGCTAGGGTGTCATCAGTAGGAGACGCCGAATAAAGAGTAGCTGCGGCAGCGTTACCACGATCCCAATAAATTGTCATTCTTTCGCACGAAGGAATGGCTTCAGAAAAGTCATTCACGACGGCCGTAGTTGGAATCTTAAACTCATAGACCTGAATTCCCTCTTGCGTCACTCCACGGGTCCTTAGAACAGCCCCCGTGGACGGAAGAGCGAAGAAAAGCAACGAAGCAATCGCTGCCATAAAGCGAACACCAAACCATTTGAACATTGAAGAAGCTCCTATTAGGGGCGTAGAACTGGTGCCCACTCTCGTTGATTCGTTTGAAACTCTTTAGGACTCGGATTGATCGTTAGCCCATCAGCGAACCGCTGGAGCATTTCATCGAAACGCTCTTCGTCTCTATCTAGGATAGCGTGGTCTACATCTCTAGCCATGCGATCAGTCCACCAACGGACAGCACCGGCTAGAGCGTCTAAGCAGTCATCGTACTTGAGGCTTCCTCTATCCCGTGTGAGGCGAGTTAACTGGTAGCAGGGCGACTTTAGGACAGCCTCATGATCTTGGTGGTGAGACTTGTCAGCCACAAGTTGAGTAAGACAAGACTCGTCTAGAATTAATTTGTGTGTACTTAGAACCGGCTCAAGGTTGTCAATGATCCGAGCTTCTTTCTGCCCAGTAACATGATCATCCTCAATACCACAACCGTCAACGCAGATCTTAGACAGCACAGGCTGCATTAACTGTGCATACATGCCATCACCGAAATTAGATTCAATTACGACTGCATTGACTTTTTCGTCCCTCGCGATTGTAGCCAGCTTTGTAAGCGTCTCAGTGGTATAACCACCAACAAGCCCACCCCAACGACGCACGATAAGAAAACCATGTAAATGAGCCACCACAGCATAACCAGTAAGATCTTTACCACGACCAGAAGGGTCGATATACATGATCTTGCCTTCATATGGGCTCCAACCTTCAGCAGTGAACACTGGGCGGTAGAATCGATCCCCCGGTAGACCCAAGAGGGGTACATGAGGCATCTCTTGGTCTTCACTGGTACCCCAGACGGCCTTATCGGGACAGATATCTACATCTGTACGAACGACAATAAAATCTCGTAGCTTGAGTGGATGCCGGTCCTCATCAGACAGAGAAGTATCCAACAAGAACTGTAGGGCAAACCCTACTCTACCGTACTCTAGACGACGTTCTTCAAGTTCAGCTTTATTGAACCGTTTCGGGTCTACGGGGGTACCAGGGGGGACGCCTTGGTCAACAAAGCCCTGTATGAGTTTACCTAGAGTCCCTGCATAGCCTAGAGCGCTCTCAGGAACCATAGCGGGCCACACGCGAACTGCATATCCTTTATCGGGCAGTTTCTTGTAAAGCGAATCCTCGACTTGGGGTGTTCCCAAGAAGACGATACCACCTTCCTTGCCATCCCTAGCTGCGGGAGTAAGGATAGCTCCTCCCATTTCGGCTACTAGGGATAGGAGCTTTTCACGCTGGGCAGCGGTTTCGGAGTTGTTTACGACTTCTACGTCGTCAGCGATGATTCTACGGGCACGAGAGCCTGTCATCTGGCCCGTAATACCTACAGACTTTACAGAAGGAGCATGAGCAAAAGCCCCTCGGACGTCAAAGGACACATTAGATGTTCTCTCAAGGCCATTAGGATCTGGCCTGAGGTGCTGTAGGAGGGGAACCTCCCAGATCAACCTCTTCGTGAAGATAGAGAAGGCATCCGATCGCTCTTTCGAAGCTGAAACCACGAGGATAGTTTCAGACGAATCACGATACAGGAGCCAGCACACGAAGGCCGAAGTAATCCAGCTCTTACCCACACCACGGAAAGCTTGAACGACGATTCGCCGCCCGCCGTGTTGAAGAAAGTGGGCTATCTCAAGTTGGACCGGCGTGGGATCTGGGAGGCCCAAGAAGCGCCAAATGTAGATCAGAAATACTCTAAAGTCGTCTTTGAGTCTAGGATCGTTCATGGATTAGATTCCGCAAGTAGGAGTCGAACCTACATTCTCCCTGACTGGGAAGTTCTGCCATTTAAATTATTGCGGAACCATTTAGTGAAGCATTTCGGGATCGATGTCCTTCAAAGACTCAAGGACAGCATCCCCTGTGGGAGTCAGTGTCGTCCCAAACATGAGTGTGCCCCCAACGTCTTTATACATCGCTCGAAGCTGGGCGATATCTGCTGCGGAACAGGTTCCCTCTTCGATGCGACGGACAAGCTCTTGGGCTGCGGCTCGAATACCTCGGTCTAGAATGCTTCTCATTTCAGCGTCAGTCACTTATGAACCCTCCAAGCCACCAAACCAGCCAAGAACCCGCCAAACCCGAACATTAGAAGATCGATCAGAGTATCCCACCAACGATCTATGGGCCATTGGTCGACCAATTCACGGGGCAAAGCGAAAGCTAAGGCGGCACAGAAGCCTCCAAGTAAGACTATAGGGCCAAACCGGCGGACTTTAGAAGCACCCCAGAAGATAACTATGGGCGTAAAGCCCCACACAACATGAAGCAAAGCTTCATAAATGTCTTTAATGAGGTGTTTCCAATCCATCAATTACGGATTCAGACCAACGACCTGAGTCGGCGTCATGCAGAACGAGAGACCCAATTCGGTTGCAGCATCGGGAGCCGAAGGACTAATGATTGAATTCACTCGAATGGCTACAGTAGAACCAATGGGAACGAAAACCCCTTTACCAAACGAATTACAAGTCGTGGCCGTACCGGTTAGAACACAACCAAAACTACCTCGGGCAGCCGGTAGCGTACCAGAAACCGAAGAACTCTGAAGAGGCGTGGCTCCCGGCGGGTCCCAGTTCACGGTAATAGTACGGGTATCGGTACCGCCAGTCGTACCAGGAGCGGTATTGATAATAGCGCGAAGATTAGAGAACTTCAAAGGCACGTTCGTAATGAACGTATCCTCAGCAGCAAAAGCCGCGGTCGCAACAGCATTTGCCGTAATCGTACCATCACTCAAATTAATCTGAGTGGCCGTCTGGCCGTCATCAGGATCAATCGTAATGAACTTCGGATTGCAACCTTCGTGTGCTTTAGAATCAGCAAAAGCAGCCGGAGCTGCCATTACGATTAGAACGATACCAATAAGAGACAAGAAACGATTAAACATTGAACAATTTCCTTTTAAGGATGAGCCGCTTTAAGTAGCTGCTCGTTAGCACGACAAGCTTTGTCCGCTTCACGAATCCAAGCTCGAAGAGAACTAGATGGAACTTCAGGCATATCCATTAGATTTGAGTATTCAGATAAATGAATATCCTCTAAAGGGGGACAAGCATAGGGCTCAGGAGAGATCACGACGGTCGCGCAACCGCTGACGAGCAGCCACAAGCCAAGCAAGCTCATCGGCCACAGGTTCGGCCATGACTTTATTGCCAACACTTTGAACCTCCTTAGCCCCTTTGAGTGCTTCACTGACTGCTTCAGCCTGCACTTGTTTCTTTCTAGCGGTAGACAACCAAACAATAAGGGAGACTACAGCCACCAAAAGAGCAACGACAACAGCCGCAATAACTTGCGTCATACATTGAGAGTCCTAGAGTGTGTGAACCATTTAATCAAACCTTAGGCTTTTTGTGGTCCACAGCCTCCACGACAGGCTCGACAACGTTCTTAACAGTTTCAAAGATCAAGTCGTCTTTCTTAGTCTTCGTTAGCTTGACCACAATGCCTACAATAACCAGCAAAGCACCTACGATGCCACCTACGGCAGTAATGATGTCAGCAATAGAAGAAGTATCAGGGAGCATAAGGGGCCTTTCAGGGAGAAATTTGGGGAGAGAACAGGTAAGCAATGAACGCCGAGATAGCCGTTCCTATACCAGCAGCCCAGTTACGAAAGCGCTCTAGGTTTCTAAGGCGATTTTCGTGATCTAAATGAGCAGTTAGAAGAGCAGTTACTTTAGTGTCAACACCAATTAGGGTTTCGTATTGATCGTTTGTCATCGAATGACACCAAACAGCGAGTAAGTCATAGTCGTGATATTATTGGCAGCGAAGAAGATCCGAACGTGCGTAGCTTTAGTAGCGAAGCCATCCATTTCCCCTGCGGTAGAACCAATGCAAACTTGGGGGTTACCACCGCCACCAGAGTCTTGATAATTAGCTTCCGCCAGCAGGCTTTGGTTTAGAGTTGAGCCGTTGCCAGCAAAGATACTAACCATAACGCGGCGACTGACGCGTGTACTTTCTACGTTTCGAGCCAAAGGAATAAAGGTGGCGGTTAGACTGTCAGAACCGGGACCAGTACCGGCAGCAGAGTTTCGAGCTTGGAACGTATAGTTGTAATCGCTAGCACCTGCTTTATAGGTTGCTCCGCTGTCGATAGAAAACCGAATTTGAAGATTATCATCCGCGGCGGGCTGAAACTCTTCAAGAACGAGAAAGTATTCGCTATAAGCAGAATCCAAAGCGAGATCAAGCTGAGCAACAGCAGCAACAGAACCAGTTAAGAGTCGCTTACGAAGTAAAACTGGGATTGAATCGTAGGTGGTAGCATTGATTGCAACTGGGACTTCGTTTGCTGTAAGACCACTCACTGGAATTGAATTAGCGATAGAAGCAGCAGAACTGGCTGCAGCAGCCGCATAACCAGTAGCCTGCCCCTGAGCGTTGGTAGCTGTAATGGCTTGGATAAGAGCGTCATTAGCTGAAATTGCAGCAGCAGCCGCCGAAGCTGCCGCCGCTGAAGCAGAGCCAGTTATACTATCTACGTAGCCCTTTGTAGCTCCATCTGTTGAAGCAAGGGGAGCAGCAAGATTCGTAATACGATCGCTTGTAGCATCCCAGTTACCACTAGCTTGCTGCATTCCAATTACAGAATTGTTCTGATTCTCTTCTAGAACGTGGAACGTTTGAAGATTGACTAGATCAAGGTTTGTATCAGTAATCGTAGCGGCTGACGTAAAGTCAACTAGAGGTATCGTGCTCGTTACACGACGAATCTCGACGTTATTAATGCCTACAGGAGGAGCGATTGTAATACGGACAGTGGTGGCGTTTAGAAACGACCAATCAGTAGTAATGACTCCGCCAACGTAGACTTTAACGAAGGTTCGGCTAGTATAAGCAAACCCGATAGCAAAGTCTCGGAGAATACCATTACCGCTGTAAGTAAAACTAGTCGCCGCCAAGGTTTAGTGCCTCCAAGAAGGCTTGCGTACCAGTGTACCTGCGCTTCTCGATTTCCATTTTGAGTTGTTCAGAACCCGCTTGAGTCTTTAAAAGCTTTCTATCACCCTGCTGTTGTTTGAGTGCGGCATCTACAGCGGGATATTTAGAACGAACAGCATACTGAGCTTTGTCGATAGCATCGCTGTGGATTTTGAAAAGAACTTTGTACTTAGTTCCTTTTCCAACCCCTACAATAGAGTCACCCAGATTGGTATAGGCTTCGCTTTCGATTGCTTTCTTGTACTTCTCGTAGACTGGAAGGTTGTCCTTGTTTACATGAGCGTACTTTTGATGGTAATAATCCATCTGCTCTGGAGACAAAGGTACACCATTGATAGCACCAAAAAGGCTACGAGTCGAATAGTCGAGGCCAACGCGACGAAGCTCTGCTGACACAGGATCGTTCTTAGGAGATTGTTCGTTGTAAACTGAACTGATAGCCTCTGAGTCAGCTCCCGGAATGATCAACCTAGATCTGTAAAAAAGGTCTCTATCTTGGAAGCGACCCTTGTCGATACGAAGCTTCAGAAGGTCGTTACTAGTCTGGATCATCCAGTCTCGAATGTCATCGGGGAGTGGATCGGTAGCGTTAGAAATGACAAAGGCCATCGTTTTAGCACCAAAGGCATTACGGGGAACAACCTTCCCTTCATCGTCCAACACGACACCCTTGCCTTCGTCAATGATATTCTTCTGGCCATTGATATAATCGGCCATAGTCATTACGCGGCCTTCACCGGGACGACTCGTGTCGATATAAGAGTCAGCCAAAGCGGCAGCTTCGATAGTACCTAGTTGAGCTATGAGACGCGATTGAGGAACGAAATTAGAAGTCACACGAACGAGCATACGTTCAGCGGCTCTAGGATTACCAGCAGCCGTTACCCAATCAGTAACAGCGTTGACGTAGGACTTACTTGCCATCAGACGCATAAACCGAACAGTAAACTCTTTCGCCCAATGATCTTGTTGGCCTTGATCCATGTAGCGAAAAGCTTCGATTCCTTCAGCCATGACCTGCATAGGTAGAGCCACAGGGTCAATATACGAGCCATAGTTGAAACCCGTAGGACCAATACCAGGGATATCAAAGTTAAGGAAGTAAGGCTTATTGCCTTCTTTTCGCCACATTTCGTTAGCTTCAGGATTCAAAGGCCCGCTTCCGGTCATATGTCCAGTCTGGGCAAGCTTAAGTGCTGTTAACGCCAGCCCAGAAGTGTAGACTGCTTTGCCGGCAGCACCCGCTGCATCAGATCCTTGTCCTTTGAAAGCACTATTAATAGCTTCACCTGTGTGCCAGAACGGAGATTCAGTAACGCCGGCTTTAAGGAGATTACCAGGAGTACGAACAAAGACTAGATTCCAGCGGCCACCTGGAATGTACTCACGAGCAGCAGCGAATTTCTGCATGATCGGATCAGCATCCTGGGTAAACGTCATCCGTCGAACGTAATCATCAGCCGCATCAGAAGCCTTTACCATATCTCCCAAGCGCAGAGTTGTGGCTTCGTCGAGAGAACCTTCTTTGCTAAGACGCAGTAGATCGTCGATAGATGACATATTCTCAGTAAGGTCACGAACAAAAGCCATCGCATCATTACCCACAAGACCTTTGTTCATAGCAAGACCAAAGGCTTCCCCTTGGAGAGCAGCAGAGCGCGCAATGCCCGCGTTCAATTCATCGGCAGTAGCTAGGGCGTGTAGCGGCCAAGAGTTGAGGCGGCCAAGCAGATCAATAATCCCGGCGGCAGTCCCATATTTTTGAGACCTTGCAACTTCTGGATCACTAGATAGAGGGCGCCAAAGCTGTTTTGTGCCTTTGGTCGCTGAAGCGTCAAGAGCGTCCGCGAGTTCGTAAGAGAACTTCTTAGGAAGGAGACGCACACCCTTAAAGCTTTTCAGACCTTTAAAGTGTGAATCGCCCCGAAGGATCTGAGCTAAGCCTGTAGCTCTAGCGTAGTTACTCTCACCAAGTTCAGAGAAAACACCACTCGTTCCAGCAGGATTGGCTGTAATACGCTGTCCGATACGCCAAGCTTCTTTAGCTCTAGCACGGGCGTCAACGTCTAAGGTAGCTGTTTTCCACCACGCCGCCGCTTTAGCTTGGGTTGTAATTAACCACTTCTGCATGTGTTGCTGCTGTGCTGCGTCGGCTCCAACGGCTTTAGCGTGTGCGTTCCTAGCGGCAGCATCAAAGAATTCTGAAACCGTATTATGAAGCATCATGTAAGCCTGAGTAGACGAAACGTTCTTTAGTTGAGTAAAAGGCCCACTCAACAGATTAGATACCCACCAAGAATGAAGAGCGTCACCAAACGTCGGAGTGCCCTTTCGAGCCAAAGCGTTGACGAGCTTGGCTTGACCAGCAACAGAGAGATCTTGTGTTGACATGGCTGCTGCCATGCGACGAATATTAGCTCTACCACCACCAGACTTGAGGAAGTCTTCGAGCTGCACGCCTCTAAGAAGAACGGCCCTGGTCCCGGAAAATGTCTACAGCCAGACCAACAGGTTGTCGCATAGAGTGTAGTGCTCTAGCTACGTCTGAAACGAGGCCGGCTCTTCGGTCATTGACTAGAGCAACCATCTTAGCCAAGCCAAACAACTGGGCTTCTTTGGTGATATCTGTGTCTTTAGTCGCATTTAGGATATTAATTTCGTCAGCGATATCCTTGGCTTTCTTAACCAAGCTAAGCTCGAACATACGGTACGCAGTAAGGGTTCGAGTGAGGTCCTGAGCCGGGAACTGAGCGAGCAAAGCAGCGTTCATAGCCGGTACAGAAGCCCCTGCTTCACGAGCTGTTTTCTCTAAGAGCCCTTCGCCAGCCGCAAACGTGTCGCCCAAAGACCGCTCAAGTTGAAGCCTGAAGGTATTCTCATTGCTTCCGAGTTCTTTCCCCAGCCACTCAAGGACACTCTTGATGTCCCCACTAGCCACAATGTTGTCGAAATTAGTGACATCAAAAACGTCACCCAAAGCAGCGATAGATTCAGTCAGATCTTGGTTCTTGAAAGCAGACACAACACGCGCGTGCTGCTCTACAGTCAGTTCTAGGTGGTCACCAACGATAACCTTGGGCTTCTGGGATTCAAGACGTTTTTGAAGAACTTCCGCCGACTGCTTTTCTCTTACTGCTAGAGATTGGTCTCCAGACGGTGCTTTACCTTTGGCCTGAGGTTCTGGAGCAACATGAGCATATTTCGTTTGGATGATATCGTTGATCTGTGCTTCGGCTTCCGGGGACAGCTGACCTTCAGCTTTAAGGGCTTTCAGGTGGGCTTTGAGAGCACGAGGCGTAGATCTAGAAGCGTCGAATTGTGCCACTACAGCAGCTTCGGATTCACTCAGCTTGTCAGTGGCAGTACGAGCGGCTTTAAGGCCGTCGTTAAAGGTATTTAGTCTTGCGTTGAGGCCAGCACGCGCGATGATATCGTCGATCTTAGCTGCGGCTGTGGCCGACAACTGACCAGTAGATTTCAAAGATTCCGCTTCAGCTTTGAGAAGCAGAGGAGACGCAGTAGATTCTTCGAATTGACGAACAAGAGAGACTTCAGCTTCAACTACTTTTTCAGCAGCGATAGCTCTACGGCGCTCAGCCGCCTCTAGGATGTCATCAGGGATGCCCTCAATTCGACTAGGTGTAACCTGGGGGATCTCGGTGGGAGGAACGTGGCCCTCAGGTTTCGGGAGGGGCTTGGGCTTCTCTAGAGGCGGGTTGTTTTTAAGAGCGGCCTTGATCTCATCAATACGTCTTCGGATCGCCGTTTTAGGAGACTCACCCGGCTGAGGTTCAGTACGAACCTTAGAACCACGCTTAGGAAGAGGCTTTGTGGGGATCTCGTCTGAAGCGGCCTTGAGTTCCTCGAATAGCCGTCGGCGCTCTTCAATGAGTTCGGACTTGGTCTGTACCGGGACTTCTGGCTCTGGGACCTTCGGTGTAAGAGCCTCGACTTCGCGTCGGGCAGCATTACGGACCACCAGAGCGTCATCAAGAGCCACTTGGGCTTTAACTTTGGAAGCAGGGGTAGAAGCAGATTCCAAAGCCCTGAATTGTTTCTTGTAAGCCGTATCGGCTTGATCAAGTACAATCTGAGCTTTATCGCGGCCAACAGCTACGGGTCTAGGAGCGGCCGTGGGTGTTCCAGGAAGCAGCGCAGTACCCCCAGGTTCCACTGTAACGACACCGCCAACAGGGTTGACGTTAGAAGGCTGTGCGGTACCTTCGGGGGTAACCTGGAGCGTTTGAGAGCCTTTGGTGGCCTGTTCTGCTTGCCTTTGAGCTAAGCCTACTTTGGCCCCTTGAAGTGTCGAAGTGGCGTCGGCAATAGCTTTTTCAGGGATATTCTGATCTACACCCTGGCTGCCCTGAGCTAGAGTAGCATCAAGTTGCGTCTTTTCGAGACGCGCCTTTACGAGCTCGTCGGACTTAATAGCTAGCGTTTCATCGACGTCTAGACCAACTTCGGAAGCACCAGCACGTCGAGCAGCTTTGTCTTTGAAATACTGCCGTCCCGATGTCCAGACTTTTCCAATAGTACCACGAAGCCCGGCTTCAACAAACGATCCTTCAACTGTATGCTTGAGAAGCCTTTCAAACGTTGAATCGTCTGTCTCAGTAGACAGCATTCGAGTGACAGGATTATTAGCCGCAGAGTTGTCTGGAAACGCCTCAACAAGGGACTTTGAAACCGTATCAGAATCAGTAGGAAGCGACGCAGCACCCACAGCGTTACCAAATACAGATCGTGCTACCCAACTAGAGAACTGAAGCCCCTTTACAAAGCTAAGACCAACACTGGTAGCGACCTGCCCAGAAACGTCTTCAACTCCACGTTCGAGCGGCGTATCACCTCGACCAAGAAGAGCTTCCAAATTTGAAGCTGCTTCGGGAGTATAGTCAGCAAACCGATCATCACCATGTAGATACGATAGGGTATCTTTAACGAGCCCCGAAGCCGTATCCGAAAGCCGAGCAGCCCCCAAAGCTGCTCCGCGGACAATATGAAGACCCAAAGGAAGATTGTCTTCAGGGAAAACTTTAGTCGGCTCTTGCGGCTTTTGGTCAGCACTAGGAGCAGGAACAGCAGGAGTCGAAGAGGTTTCACTAGAACCGTATTTGGCTAGAATGTCGTCAACTGAGGAGCCTGAGGGGGATTGAGGGGGAGCAGTAGGGGAAGCACTAGGAGCAGTACCAGAAGCCACAGCTTCCATTCGAGCCCTACGCTCAGCAAAGCTTTGACTGACTGAATTCTGTGCTGCCTGATGAGCGTCGTCTTCTGACGCGCGGCTATCTGCATAGATCTCGTCAGTCAAATCAGACATCAGAACCCCTTAGTGGCGGAAATCGATTAAAGAAATACCGTTCTTAACTGCATCTTCGTATAAGTCAGAAGCTAGCATATCGTATTGATCTTTCTTTAGGAAAGACTCTAGCTTAAGAGCAGCGGACTCTAAAGCCTTTAAGCCAGCAAAATCACCTGCTTTTTCAGCAGCATCGGCTTGTGTACCAATTACTTCCAAAGCGTTTTGAGCTTCGGTTTTCTTGGTTTCAAAAGCTTTAATTCTCTCTTCTCGATGCTTTGAATGCTCAATGACTGTATCGTGAGCAGCACGGACTTGCTTACGGGCTTCGTAAGGATCGTCATTTAGCAGAGAAGCCGGAATGCTTTCCATGATAAAATCAAAGTCTTGCATACCCTGTGTGACAGTCTTAGGATTAGGTTTTTCACCAATATCGTTTAGCTCTGCTTCCATTGCCATCTTAAGACGACCACGGGCTTCTGAAGCTATCGTTGATCCTAGGATACCTGTTGTGCGGTCTTTCATCTTATCTGTAAGTGTGATGATATTAGCTTCAGTCGTAAAAGGATTCGTAGAATTCTCTCGTAGAATACGGAGCGATTCAGGGTCTACTGGCTGACCAGACAGAATAGAGGCGGTTACAGATCGAGCAGCATTATCGAACAGAGAGGCTTTCTGCTGCGTAGCAGTCAGTCCTTGGTTCTGAGAACGCTCATAAGTATGGGCGGCGTGGATAACTGCGGTGTATTTGGCTCGGTCGTTAGCGGACATTTCAACGCCATTGATGGCAGCATAGGCTGCATCTTTGGCAGCAGTGACCGACCCAGGATCTTCGATCATAGCATTCAAAAGCGTCTGAGCCGCAGTATCGTGCACTTCATGAACTTTAGTAGCATCGGCAAGCGTCTGATCGTAAGTAGAATTGTGGACAGCAGCAGCAAAAGCTTCAGGCGAAGCGTCGATAGCGTCATTAAAAATGACTGATTCGGCTTGTCGCTTCTGAAGATTAAGGGTTTCACGACGACGACGCGAGGCTTCATTCAAAGCACCAGGTGACAGATTAGCGATACCTTCGCGGATACCTACGGCCACTGCGGGGTCGTTTACGTCTTTGAGGTAGCGCTGTTGTTCCTCTCTAAGCATCTCACGCGCGGCGACAGGATCGTGAGCGGTAGCCAAGCGATCTTCGATCGACGTACGATTCTGAGCAATTACAGCTTCACCCATACGGTTCTTAGCTGCGTACTTGTTCAAAGGAAAATAAGCGTTTTCAGCAATCTCAGCGATCTCATCTGGACCAGCTTGAGAATCATTCATGAGCGAATTGATATGGTTCAATTCGTTAGCTTGAGCAACTTGACCAATCTCGGCAGCGGAACGAATACCTACGTCTAGGGCTTGAGCCAGTGTATGTAAGCCACTATCGTTGGGCCGGCTAACGTCGACAGTTCCCCCACCAATGACAGGCATCTTTTCGAGAGCTACAGCCATGCGGGGTTGTCCTTAGACGAACGCGAGGTTCGGGCCGTCAGTAGGAATTTTGAATTTAGAGAAAGCATTGTAAGCCCCGGCTCCGGCATTCAAGCCTCCAGCTAGAGCATTTACAGCCCCTACGCCAGCAATGGTAGCTGGGTTGCCCACTTGGAGCCTCTGGCCTTGCTTAGTAATATCAATGCCCAACAACCGGGCTGAAGCTACTTGGTTCGAGATTTCTTGGTTACGCTTGACGGTTGCTTTGTCAGTTCCCAACTCGAAACCAACCGCACGGCCGATAGCTCGGACAGATCTATCACCCAGGTTAGCAGCATTAACACCACCACGAGCAGCTAGAGCGGCGGTAGAGAGCTGAAAGTTCTTCTGGGCGTTGGCTTCAGCGTCGACATTCGCTTGAGCTAGAACATTACGACGTTCGGCGCGTGCATTGGCTTTGATTAACGTTCCCTGCTCTTTGGACTGCTTTGCGGAGACTCCACCAGAAGCACCACCACTGACGACACTAAGGCCGAGCGAGGTTAGACCTAGGATGGCTTCGGTGGACAGCCCTGGAGCAGCAGCCGCAGTAGTAGCACCGGAGACCAAAGCTGAAGCCTCTGCTGTAGAGGTAGTAACACCAAGAAGGCTGGCAAGCTCACCAGTGACTACGCCAGCTTCAACGCCCGCTGTAGCAGCTGTTGCTGCACCGGCCGCTGTACCAACAACGGCTCCTGCTGTAGCCCCGGCTTCTGCTCCGATGCCTATTGCTGAAGCAATGCCAGCAATAGTCTCTGAAATACCGAAGTCACACATCGCGCGTGAACCTCCTAAACACATGCCCATTAGGGAGAGCTATAGGGTCTTTATCAAAGACAAACCCAAGAGCCTTCAACCAGCGGATACTGACGACGTTACGGTCGTCGACATAGTTTTCTAGATGCAAATACAGTCTATTGAAATGTGCTACCCAATGGCGACTTTCAACAATTAAATCCCTAGGGATCGTAACTAAATTGTCGTTCCCAAGCATCCAAGGAACACCACAGCAATCTGAATGCCCCTGGGCTATCCCAAAAACACCAGATACTTTATCGTCAACCAAGATGCTGAATACGTTGGGCCAAGAAGCTGAATACGAATCGTATAGAGCTTGAGAAGGGTCTCTATCCGAAGCTAAGATCTCGTCTGAATCAGCTTTCCGCATCGGAAGCATATCCGATAAGTCAGCAATAAGCGTCGGCCTGATTTTAAACCGAATCGCTCCTCTGGACATATCTACCTTCCCACTCATAAGAAGAGAACGTACAGGGCAAGAATGTAGCAGACTTAAGAGAAACTCTAGTTGTACGGCTGCTACCGCCGATAGCAAAATCAAAAACACCTGTCATAATATCGACAGCGGACAGCAAAGCTACGTTTATTTGATTTGTACGGAATTCAGTCCCGTACTCAATGTCGTCTTCAACGGAAGTTACAATCGCATCAAAAGCACCTGTATTGATATACTGAACTCGACCACGGTGGACTTGAAGCCTGCCGGCGGTCTTTGAACTAGAATTAGAAGAACCAGCACGTCCGTCAAGGAGCACCGATTCAGAAGGGCCCCATTCGCTGTGGTAAAGGCGTCCTACATAAGCAGGGTGTGCGGAGAAATCGCCTTCAGCAATGATAAACGTTGGGAACAAAGAATTGTAAGGATCGTGAGTGACGATCGCTCCCCTGTAGTCCCCCCAAATTCCCCCTAAAACCACCAAGTACTCTTCATCGATTTGCTGCTCGTAAGGGAGCACCCAAGTCGTATAGCCAGCAGTTAAAGACCCAGTGAGCTTTACGAGATCATCGAGGTACACACGGTAGCCTAGAGGGGTTGAGCCCACACCGAGGTCTTCGTCGACTTTTCCAAAGTCCATTTTGACCAAATGAAGGCCGTCTAGTCGACGGGTAAGTACATAGAGTTTGGTCTCAATAAAGTCAAAATTCAGAATGTCTTCGTCAGCCCCAAAGTCCCACGTAGACCACGAAGCCATTACTTGATCGGTACCGATAATGTGGGTACGATAAACGTAAAGGCTATTTGGTTTATTACTGGAACGAAGAACGAGCATATTCAAAGCCGCAGACGACTTCATATGATCTATGTTGCTCGGAATATAGCCTTGGGCGTGGCCAGTAATTTCGTCAGCTTTAAAACTAAACAAATCAGTTTTAGCGTAGCGGTAGACGGCTGAGCTGCCTCCCCGGTCTAGAACGAAGTGCAAACCTGTGCCGAGCACCACGGGTTTAATGTCTGAAAAAGCGTAGATAGCCCGCTCTTCAATACGAGCATTTTTGATCGTTAGTGGGGAATCATTTGCGCCAACGAGTTCCCCAATGGTATCCCCGATGGACGATAGGAGGGTAATGTTACCCTCAAAATTGACCATGTGATCCCAAATAGAGACTCTATTCGACGTACCTGCAATGTCAAAAGGATCTGAATCGATAAGAGTGGTAACTGTTGTGGGCCAGAAGTTGAATAAATTACCAGCTTCAGTAGCGATAACGTTTTCGTCAGCGGCGAGCAACAGGCGGTTCTTATGGAGTGTGATGCCTTTGATCTGGGTTCCTACAAAGCTTGGCACAGGAGAAGAAAGTGTGTCTCCTACAGATCTAGAAGCCCAAGCAATGGGCTGGAAAGTAAAAGCTCCGGCGGCGTATACGAGAGCATGTGGCATTGTATCCACGTTAAAGCCGTCCGTTAAACCAGGAAGAAGCGTCTCTTGCCAAACGCGCTTTGTACCATTGAATTTCAGATAGTACTCATCTTCATCAGAGCCATCAGTCCCAGTAATCTTTACAACAAAACCATCGACACCATCATGAGGCAAGTCACTAAAAGAAGGTGTTTCAGGAGAAGCGCCTGTCGTAGAAGTGGTTACAAACAAGTAATTACTAGGAGAATCACCAATACCAGAAGAGTACTTTACAGTTTCAAGCGCGTTCTGAAACTGGTAGCCATGAAGAAGATTCCGTCCATTACGTGTAAATTTCCAATTTGTCGTGCCGGCTGTAACACCCGTTGTATTTGAAGGTGTGGCACCGACACCCAAAGCCAGACAGATTCTATCAATAACATCGCCTGAATCTTGATTGGCGGTTGCAGCAATAACAAGATTTGTGGCACCAAATGACATGGATTGTACCATGTAAGTATTAATGCCCACTTTAGCATACAAAAGAAACTCATGAGCATTCGTACGACCAGCAGAGGCCGACCCTTGAGTCACAGTTTTCCGCTTATTGATAATAAACGTATAATCGGCAACTGTAAGGGCTTCAAATGAATTATCAGCCGTGATTGTAGCAGACGGTGTGATATCTAAATAAGTGTAAGCACCTTCAGAGCCGGCAGCACCACCGGTAACCGTAACCTCGGCACCCGTAGTTAGGTTAAAAACGTTGACATCGCCATCTTCAATAAGGGCAACAAACTGTTGTCCATCGCCCCGATTAATAAGGTGTGTGTAAAACCCACCAGTAGGAGCAGCACCAGCAGCCGAGCCGGCCAAACGCGCAACATGCTCTGTGGGAGGACGTCTAGCAACTCCAAGTGCGACATCGCTGAGCATATTAATTTGCTCTTCGCACTGAGACGAAAGCCTTTGTGCAGCCGGCTGACGAGAGACGCCATTGATCAAAGACGGCGCATTCTGCGAAATCAGCCGATCAGTGGGCATCTACGAGTCCAATCAAGGGTTATCGGTTGTGCATTAGATTGAAGAAATGAGGAGTTAGAGTTTGATCTAGATCCTCAAAATCAATGTCTTCCTCTTGCATATTCGTAAGGGCTACCCGCGCTTGGTCGCGCAGATCAGCATCCACAGAAGTAGAACCAAGAGTACGACTCTGAAACCGAATGGAAGCAACACAGTATATGTACTCTCGAACATTAGCGGGGAGGTCAGCAAAATCAATAAGACGCACACACTTGAGGATGACAGGTTCGGAAGTAGAAACGAATTCGTCTACAGCATTAGCTCTATCGTAAAGTCTTGTGCCTCGCTGAACCAACCTTACTGGATTCTGATCAGCTGTAGCAACAGGACCACCAGACAATACTTCAGCATGGACAAGCTCTTCTGGAAGAACGTAATGGTTTTCGGAGTCTAAAGCAATCGTTACGAATTCAGTATTGAACCACCAGCCCGTAGATTGTGTCATCCGGCTAGCAGTCTCAAGTGAATCAATGGCACGAACAACGTCTAGACGCGCAGGGTCTTCAAGTGTGTTTACAGGACGCTCATTGATATCGTGCAACATAGAGTTGACGGCATCTAGCTCTGTCGGAGGAGTCGGAGCTGCCATTGATTACCCACAAAAAGCAAAAGAGGGGCCCTCTGAATTACTCCAGAGAGCCCCATAAAGAACCCAATCGAACATACTCGAAAGGGGGAATCAAATATTACGAAAGATCGAGAGAAACCGTAGCTTCCGGTCGAAGGTAATCGTAACCTTTAGCATACTTAGCGACGAGCATCGTGCCCTGACGCTCCATAGTATACTGGGCCTCAAACTGAAGACCGATCAACGTAACACAACCCGAAGCGGAAGCATGAGCACAAACACCAAAGTTGGTGCTATAGTCAAGCTGCAAACGAGTCGAAAGCTGGGTTTCAGCCGTCCACACGTCTCGGGGAAGGTTGTTCGTCTTAACGATCATAAAATCTGCCGCAGACTTCATCGTCGCGGTAGCTCGCTGACCATTGCCACTATCGTTGAAGTCACGATCGATAAACTCGCCATCCTGAAGAAGCAAATAGAACGCCGCCGGAGTAATCCAGCAGTAACGATCCATTGCCGGGACACTGAAGTTATCAAGCTGCTCGGCTGCACCGTAGATAGCTGCTTTCAAAATGTTGACATCGGTGCTCATGTTAGCTTCGATCTCAGGGGAGGTCTGATCGCCACCCGTGAAGCCAGCCGTGGCAGTACGACAGCCAGCGACGAGAGCCGCGAGCGTACGCTTGTCATCGGCCTCAGCAAGGATCTGACCCTGCTGCTCTGCATACTCAGGACGAACATCGAAGTGACTCTTCGCTTCGTCGAGAACATCGATAAACAACGGAGCCACCAGGAGGCCGTCAATCGAGATAACATGCTCATTACTGTTGATCTGAGCAAAGACAAGCTCACGCCCACGCAAAGTACTCGCGTCAGCAGGACCACCAGGGTTCTTAACCAAACTTGCCACAGGGAACCGGCCGAGAACCGGAAACTGAGCCGACTTGCCACTAGTAATCGTACGCTCAATTCGACGGCCCTTTGTGGTCGTCACTTTATTGAAAGCCCCTAGAACTTGCCCGCCGTAAACCTTGAGAGCAAGATCGTCGAACGGAGTGCCGAGACTGTTGATATCCAGAAAACCTGAAACAACATGCGGATTAGCCATTTGTAGAGAAAACTCCTACGAAAGCTGATTACTTGAGGTAACCAGATTTCATACTAGAAACGATCCTTTGATCTACGACCTGCTTGAACCCGGGATCAGTCGAGTATCGTTTGTCGGAAACCAGAGCAGCAACCTGTTCATCGGATCGAATAGGTTCAAAAGCAGACGAAACATTCGACTGCGGCTGAACCCGTTTGGTTTGAGATACAGCGGGGACTTGATTCCCCGCTGCTTTGAATTGAGCTTGAAGACCAGAGACAGCCAGCTTAACCATCTTAGGGTCTTTAACTGCCTCATTAAACGCTCCAATGTCCTCTTGAGACAGAGCTTTGGAAGCCCAGTTTACCATCTCGCCGTAAGCCGTTTCACCACCAACGTGAGAGAAAATTGCTTGTCTAGCGGTTTCAACCGAAGCTTTCGCTCCGACCATATGCTGGTCAATGAGGGCGTCAGCGTTGACAAAGCCCGCCTTTTCCAGGCGACTCTTGATCGTAGTGCGGCTCTCATCAGACAGAGCACCGGTATCGGCGTACTCCTGGTAGAATGGTGCCAGGTCGAGCTGATCAACGGCGTCAGCAGACTTTTCAGGGATCTCCAGCGTTTCGACTTTAGCGTCAGCAGCGGGAGGCTTTACGTCGGGCTCAGGGACAGCCTCGGGAGCAACGACAGGTTCCTTCGGCGCCGCCGCATCTAAGAAGGCTTGCTCGGTTTCAGGCGTGATAGAGACAGAAACACCATTAGACATGGATCTTTACCTCCACCCGAGGACTGTCCTTATCTATACGGTACTTCTTTTGAAGGCTCTCATCTTGGCTGTAAGCTCGCCGAAGAGTCGTAACCTGTACGGACTTCTTCTCGGAGTTTCGAATAATCCGCGTAACTTCGTAAACATCAAATACGCAATTCTGTCGCGTATCGTAATAAGTGTCTACGATCTTCCGCTTAACGCCCCCCTTTTCGGTGTAAAAACGCGTTTTGTCTTTAGGGTCGTTTTGCTTGTCTTTATGGTCTTCTGCCATGTATCCTCGCTTACTGAGATTGAGCCTGCGGAATGTTCTGAAGAGCGCCAGCAAGCTGCTCGGGAGCCATCTGGCCTCCAACCGAACCAACGGCCTGACCAGCACCTTTAGCTAGCTCAGAGCCAACAATCTGCTGAGATTGGGCACGCTGCGCTTGCATTTGCTCTTCTTCGACCTGCTTCGAATCTTTGATCAGACCTTCGGTAGCAATACCGGCACCAGTAAAGATCTGTGAAATCAGTTCGGATGCTTTGAGGTACGAAGGAAGCTCTGGCATATAAACAGCCGTTTCACCAGTAAGAGCAAGGGCTTCACGAAGGCGCATCAAATCCTGGCCACGACCGATCGCAGCCAAGCCAGTGACGACACCAATGCGTACGGAGTCTTTAGGGAGCTTCTTAAGCTCACCCCGTTTGATCAAGCTGGCTTCATAAAGGCGAGCGAGAGGGAGCTGAAGGCTCTGGCTGAGCATTGAGAACACACCACCAAGGGTATCCTCTAGTTCCTCTGCCATCTTTCGGATTTCTTCCGCAGTAACACGCTCCGCTTGACGCTGAAAACTAGAATTCAGCATAAAGTCTGCTGACAAAGCGGCCACGAGGTCGTTCCGGGTAGCAGCAGCGACTTGCATATCGCCCGTCTTTTGGAGTTGGATGGCCTGCACGTCATCTTTACGCGCAAGCACAGCACCGCCGTTGACGGTTTCCATAAACTTCTTGGGCTTGAGAGGTGAAGTAGGATCTATGCCCCAAACAATCTTAGCTGCATTTGCACTGGCGAATAGGATGTCGCGCGAAAGCTGCTCTAGCGAAGTCAAGTCGCCACGATACTCCTCGACGAACCCTCGACCGTAGTCCTCGCCATCGATCTCGATATACCGCAAACAGAGCCAAGGCAGCGTCTCCTCAGTATAAGTCTGTTCGGTGTTTTCGATCTCTACACCACCGACCTCTTGGCAGACTTTGAAATTCTTACCGTCACGTTTAATGCTAGTGTAAAGCGCTACAACCTTTTCAGGATGAGCAGGGCTTTCAGTTTCAACGTATTCAATGCTATTAATGGCAGCAAGTACATCTTCGTCTTCAATCGTATGACGATCTAAGATCTCGCAAACAATCATTTCGATCAGTGAGCCGCGACCATCACGTCGAACGACGAAAGTATTCAGGCCGTAAACCTGAAGATCCCCTGATTCAGGCTCAACGTACACCGCACAGTTGCCACTAATGAGCAAATGGCGGATGATCTGGAAGCCTTTAGGACGTACATTGCGAAGGTCCACTTCGGATTGAATGCGGGCTTCTCGTTTGGCGAGAGCGCTCGTGATAGCCCCTAGTTCGGTTCCTGTCTGTTGAGCTTCTTCTTGCACGTGAGCTGATACAACATACTTAAGAAAAGGGCTTGTGGGAGGGAAAAGCGTAAGCAAGAGCTTAGAAGCAAGGTTGTTGACACCGCGCGCTCCTAGAGACTGGAAGGGCTTTGCTAGAATAACCTTTGTCGAACCGCTGCGTTGCATGATATCCTGTTGATCAGGAACAACAGAAGGTATGGTAAGCAGGGCACTACGAAAAGCTTCTTCGAGGTAAGTAGTCCGCTCGCTCTGCCACGCCTTGTAGCGGCCACTTGCAGAGCCTTTAGCGTACTCCATTTAAGATTACCCCGGGGCTACGTTGAGGCCAGCAGCAGGAAGCGGGATGCCCAAACCCAAGTCAGTACGCAACTGATTCCGACCACGACGCAAACGCAAGCGTGTATCAGAGGACGGATTAATAGCACCAAGTTGGATCTCGGGGGCTTTAACTTCGATCGGGACTTTGTTCTTGGGCTTCGGAGGAGAGGCACACATATTACTCGCTCTCCTCAACCACACCCCGCTTACGAACGCGCTTAATCACGCGGGGCTTAAGCTCTTCCGTATTCTCTTCCATACGACGAAGATTGTATTTCTTAGGAGCAGCCTGTGCGTTCCTCGCTGCATTCTTTCGAACTCGCGCACCCGCCTCACCATTATCAGAAGCAAGCTGTGCGTGAATAATTTTGCTAAAAGACATTTGGATTCCCTTTTAAGGAATAAAGTGGTTTTGGTCCTAGAGGGTGGGACCCAAAAACAAAAAGGGGTCCAACAAAGGACCCCTAATGTCACACTACGCGATCTGCAATACCAGCTTCTACAATCGATTGTCCACCAAGAAGCCAGAATTCAGCCTTTTTCTCAGTAGTAGCTTTCCACCACTTGGCGTCGTTTGGTGTGTACCTGCCCATGAGTTCACACCAGTATTCGTGGAACCAATCGTCGACTTTTCTACGATCTTTAGCTGCCCGATATCCGAGTTCACCTTGAGTAGTGGTGCTTTCGTGAGACATTAGAATCGTACTGGGGGTGACTAAGCGTGTCTGAGCGCAAGCTAGAAGCAGAACCCCGGCAGAACAAACCTGTCCGTAAGCCACAACCGTAATCTGCCCATGGCGGCGGATAGCATCGTGGATGGCAAACATGGAGACTTCATCGCCCCCAGGGGTATTCAGGTGGACCTCTAACGGATCAGGACCGAGCCTATCTAAGACCAGCCAGAACCAAGAGCCGGTACTTTCGTCGATCTCCCCATCCAAGTAAACCACCCGGCGTTGCCAGTCGACGCCCATGTTAGCAACGTGGGCGATCGCGGGAGCAGGAAGGAGCTTTACCTCTTCGCTTTCATCAATTTGAAAAAACTCCATGCAAACCTCCCACTTAAGCAGCGTTAAACACTAGATCCAAAGCCAAAGCAAGGTCGTAGTATCGACCTAAGAAAGACTCCTCAGCTTGAACAGGAGACCACACCTTGAGCATTGGATGGTTACCTAGGGGAGGCTCTACCCCGTCCCCAGGCATGAGATCCCTATATTCCCACCGACGCATCTCAAAGTCTTGAAGGTGGACCTGTTGATCCATAGGAAGCGGAATCCTAAATACGTCAAAGATGGCTCCTGTGACGATAAGTTCCATTGCGCGGTACTCAGGTAGACGGGCTTTAATGGGTGTGGGGATATCCCCCAAATAAGCTTCGGCAGAATCATGGAACAACCCCTGCAACTGAACGATCTGTGGAGCACCATTACGAAGCAGAGCGTCAGCAACCATAACCGAATGCTGCCCTACGCTGATCTGGGGGTTCGCATGGGCACCCCAGCGCGGAGTGTGGGCTAGAGAGTAAGCAATATCAGCAAGGCAGATATCTTCCGGCTGAGGGTTTTCAAAGTGAAATTTACGACCGGTAGCTGTAGTAATAAAATCAACCATTGCCGTCCTCTTCATTTCGGAAGTAATCAATCAAACGAACGGAAGCCGCTGTAAGGCCGGCATCATCACCCGAATCTAGAATAAAACAAGAGTCGGCAGCAACACCATCTAAAGAGTTTTCGCTTTCGTGGGCCTTGTAAGCAGTCTCAGCACCACCCACTTTAACCATTCGAACGATAAAGACCGAAGCAAAGTGCTTCCTCAAAGCCTCAAGTTCATTAGGAAAGCGGCAGTCGGTGCACACAAAGCCACTACAGTCGAAAGCATTAGCACTCTTAGTAGCGTTACGAAGAGCAGCGTTAACCCAAACA